CTCTACACCGCCAGCTCGAATCCATGCCAGGTATATTCCCGCTCGTGGATAATGGCCCAGGTGTACCCGAAGGCCTCGCACTCGGCCCAGGTGAGGTAGCGGAAATAGAACTCCACATCCAGGTGGCAGGGGATGATATCCAGGATAATGTCCCGGATCTGCTCAAACCCCTCCGGGATGCCGGCCACCTCCGGGAAGACGATCCGGATGTACCCGAACTGCTCCTTCTCCTGGGCCACGGCCTTGATGCCGCAGCCGGAGATGGTGTTATTGATGTCCGTCAGAGTAAAGCAGTCCCCGCCGATGCGCAGCAGGGCGGCCAGGGCCTGCCGCCGCAGGGGGACGGAGTAGTGGACCGGGGTGCGGGCGAAGAGGGCCTCCATCCGGTCCAGCCCCTCGCCCTCGGCGGTGGACAGAGCGCTCTCCCGCTCCACGTAGTCCATCCGCTGGCTGACGCCGTCGAAGCCGCTGCCCAGGGCCTCCAGCTCGCTGTTGCTCAGGCTGCCCGGGGACAGATCATAGATCCCCAGCGGCCGCAGAAAATCCCGCAGAAAATCGCTGTAACCTCTCATTTTCCGCTCCATTCTGTGATGGTCACGCTTCCCAGGCAGGGCAGGACGGTGGGGCTGGCGGCCAGATCGGCGGCGGGGCTGGTGAAGCGGTAGTTCTGGATGCTCTCCTGGCTGTAGAGCAGATTACCCAGGAACGCCAGGGTCACCTCCCTGCCCAGCATAGCGCCGGTGAAGACGGACCGCAGGGCGGCGTCCGCGTCGGCCCGTGCCTTCTCAAAGGTGGCGGAGCCCGCCCGCTGTATGGCCACGTTGATGTTGATGGGCAGCGGCCTGGGGGCCAGCACCCGCAGGTCCACGGAGATCTCCCGTTTCTCCTGCAAGTAGTCGTTGAGCTCCCGGAGCAGGTCCTGATCCGGGATGCCCGCGTCGGTGGCCACATACAGATCCACGGACCCCACGCCTCTGGGGCAGCGCACGGCCAGGGCGGCGGCCACGCCGGTGCGGGACAGGGCGGTCTGCTCGTAGTAGGCGGCGTTCGCGCCGTTGGGCAGGCGGAGATAGCTGTCCAGCAGTCTCCGGCGCAGGGAGCTGTCGTCCTCCTCGTCGTCGCCGCCGCTGAACGCCTCCGGATTGGTGCATGCCTTGATGCCCACGGGCATGGCGGCCATGATGGTCACGGACCCGGCGGCCACGTTGCCCTGCTTTCCCGGCTCCAGGGCCATGGCGGGGGCGTCCGCGTACAGCGCGCCGGAGGGGAGCACCACGTCCTCCGTGGTGGAAAACCGGACCCCCTCCCCTGTCATGCACACCGTGCCCGCGCCGATGGTCAGATCGCCGCCCACCGCTCTGGACACGCCGAAGCGCAGGACTCCCTCTGCGCAGGTGGCGACGCTGCGCCGGATTCCCCGCAGCTGGGCGTGGCGGTCCAGGTACTCCCCGGCGGCGGTCTGGGGGAAGCTCTGGTCCAGCAGCCACTGGGCCTGGAGGTAGAGCCCCTGGATCTGGGCGGCGGCGGCGTAGAGCCGGGCCGCCAGATCACAGGACTTGCTGGGCACGTACCCGCTGGCCTCTCCGAAGACGGCCAGCATCTCCTCATAGATTTTGTCCAATGCTTTTTCCATGGTATTCCTCCCTTGTCACACTGTCACGGCCATGTTCAGCGCCTCGCCCCGGTAGTCCAGCAGCACCGTCAGGCGGACCCGCCCCCCGGCCTCCGGGGCAAGGGATACCTCCGTCACCGTCACATCCTCCTCCGCCAGGGCCTCGGCCACATACTGGGCGGCGGCGGACTGCCGGCGGGCGGCGGGCTCTCTGGACAGCAGGTGCAGGCGGCTGCCCAGCTCCGGCAGGGGCGGAAACTGTCCCCGCCGGGCGGTCAGGCGGAACAGCACCCGCTCCAGCAGCGCGTCCGTGCCCTTGCAGCGCTCCACGCCGCCCAGGCCGTCGGAAACGTAGTCGCCGTTGCTGATTTTTGTCTCCATGTGGACCTCCTGTTCTCGTCCTCCCGGCCGCTTAGCACCGGCAGGGGCGGTAGGGCTCGCCGTTGACGGTCAGCTGCCCGTTGATGGCCACGCTGCCCGTCAGGGTTGTGTTCCCCGTCATGGTCACATCGCCCCGGACCCGCAGGTCCCCCTCCAGGGAGACGGGCCCCTTGATATCGATGGATCCGTCCCCCCGCAGGTAGATGGACGCGCCGCCGGTGGAGTAGAGGAACAGCTCCCCCGGGGCCATGTCCTTTGGGGCAAATCCCGCCGTCTCTGCGGCCACCACGCACTGCTCCTGGCAGCCCACACCGCCCTTGACCACCAGCACGGTGTCCCCGGCCAGAGGCTGCCAGACCAGGCCGCCGGGGGCGAAGATCTCCAGCTCCCGCTGCTCCCCCCGGGTCATGACGGAGGCGTTTTTCCCGCCGATGGTGGTCATGCCCATGTCGGCGGCGGTTCCCTCTCTCTCTGCGGCCTGCCGCAGGGAGAACGCTCTTGATACCCACATCTCACTCACCTCACACTCAATACCAGATTGGTCCGCTCGCCCTCTCCGTCCAGGCGGCACCGCGCCCGCACCACCTCATAGGTTCCGGCCAGCTGGAGGCGGGGGAGCTGGAGCTCCGCCCGGTCCCCTGGGAAGGCGGCGAAGGGGAAGGGCAGCTCCGCCTCGATCTCCAGCTGCTCCAGGGCGGACTGGGCGATCTGGTACTCCCCCGTGTACCGTCTTGCGTCGGCGCTGCTTCTGGGCATGTACAGCACGTGCCGCCGCCGGCCGCCTCTCTGGGAAAAGGTCTCGTTGACCACCGGGTGGTCAATGCCCTGGATCTTGTCCTGAATGAGCACCTCCGAGAGGACGCCGTAGCGCTCCTCCCGCTTGCGCAGGCTCAGAATGGGCGCGCTGCCGTCCAGGCGCAGGGTCTGTCCGCTGCCCCACAGCCGCCCGGCCACCAGCACGCCCTCCCGGGTGAAGTAGGGATCAAAGCCGCCGAACCGGTTGGTGAACCCCTGGAGGGCCTTCCACTGGCTGGAGCCGGAGGCCACGGCGTAGGCGGAGCCGGTTACGTCCTGGTCCACCCTTGTCTCAATGCCATAGGGGGAGACGTGGTTGCTGATGATCTCCCGCAGCAGCCCCCGCTCATAGCTCAGGGCCTCCGACTCGTTGTCCACCAGCAGCGCGGCCATGCCCCGCCCCTCCACGGTCAGCAGCAGCCCCTGCCGGTCCAGGGCGGTCTCGTAGGCGTCCACCACGCCCCGCAGCATGACCCTGCTCTCCTGGAGGGCGGTGAAGCGGACCGCCCTGGGCAGCACGGCGGCCATGTCCGGGTCATAGGGGCATGTGGCGGTGAGGCTGTCGCAGGGGACGGCCCCGGTGAACTCCATGTCCCACCGCAGCAGGGTGGGCAGCTGGCAGGTCTCCCCGTCGTATGTCTCCAGGCGCAGGATCATCATGGCAGCTTCACCTGCTCTCCCACCCGGACCAGATTGGGGTTTTTGATGTTTGGATTGGCCCGGAGCAGCTCCTCCAGCCCCACGCCGTGCCGCTGGGCGATGCCCCACAGGGTGTCCCCTCCGGCCACGGTGCAGGTTCTCTCCGCCAGGGCCTCCTGCTTCTCCTCCTTACCGCCCTCCAGGGCGGTGAGCTGGCTGGTGTAGCCGTCGAACCGCTCCTGGAACTCGAAGCTGTAGCGGACATAGTCCGGCAGGGGCTCCTGCTCCAGCTTCAGGGCAGTGAAATAGGCGTTGGCGATCTGCCACTGGGGATGGATAAGCAGTCCCGGCCCGGTGCCGTAAAAGACCGTAGCCAGGCGCTTGAACTCTTCGTAGGCGTCCCTCCCGGCGAACTCCCCCCGGCCCCGCATCACCCGGCGGCCCAGGCCCAGATCCTGCATGTAGTACCGCCCGAAGGGCACCTTGTGGACCGCCACCTGCCGCTCATAGGTGATGGAGTAGGTGGCGGGGTTGTGGGGCCAGATGTAGTCCTTGTAGCGCATGGGCGTCAGCCGCACCTGTCCTCACCTCCCTCAGTACAGTGGAAATCCGTTGTCATACCGCCGGCCGTCCCGGCGGAAGGCTTGGGACACCGCCTCCGCGGTCAGGGGGGCGGGGCCCGCTGCGGCCAGCTCCTCGGTCACGCCGCTCCACCGGCTCTCAGCGGCCGCCGGTCCTGTTGCCATCTGGAAGCCGGCCCCCGGGGGCTCCTCCGGACCGGCGGTCTCCCTGGCGGACGCGGCGGGCGGGTCCGCCGGACGCTCCTCCGCCCTGGCCCATACGGCCTCGGCCTCCGGGATGGCGCTCTCCGGATCTCCCTCCGCCCTGGGCGGGTCCTCCACCGGGGTGTCCGCCCAGGCCCGGACGGCGGGGATGTCCCCCGTGTCCTCCCGGCTGTCGGGCCGGCTCTCCGCATCCGGGCGTTCCCCCTCCGGCCTCTCCTCCCGGCGGCCGTCCCTGTCCCCTTCCTCCCCGGCGGAGGGGATTTCTTTTCCGGCCGTATCCGGGTCCGGAACCTGGTCCCGGACCTGCCGGGCGGCGCTGGCGGGCCCCTTGGCCCCGGGGCCCGCCTCCGTCCGGACGCTTTTGGCCGCCGGGGCCTCCTGCATGGTCAGGAACCGCTCCTCGTCAAAGGCGGCGTTCTCCATGGCCTCCGCCCCGGCACGGGGCCCGCCCCGGAGCTCCGCCGCCAGCTGCCGCAGCTGCCGGACCATGTCGGTGAACCCCTGCAGCGCCTGGGCGGGGAGCTGCACGCTCACCTGGATGACCTTTTCCTCCTCCATCAGGCGCTGACCTCAATCCTGCTGGCGGCCACCACGGTCACCTTCTCCGCCACCATGGAACCCACCTTGCCCTCCTCCTGAATGGCGCTCCACTGGCAGCCGCTGTAGATGACCTTCCGGTCCGGCTTGCAGATGACCAGGGAGAAGTCGGCCAGGGAGAAAAAGTCGATGCCGTCGCTGATGGCGTCGTCGGTGGCGTAGAGCCGGGTCAGCTCCAGCACATACTTGTTCTGGCCGTTGATGGTGGCCACGGGCTCGCTCTCGCCGAAGGCCTCCACCACCTGGCTGGTCTTGGTTGCCTTGGCGGTGTAGCTCTGGACCACGGCCACCTTCCGTCCGTCCAGCTCCAGATAGATGTCGCAGCTGGTTGGGAATCCCGTCACTTCCATAACTTACCTCCTCAGATTGTGATGTGGGCGGTGAGATAGATCTGGTTGAGCCCGTGGGCCACGGCGAAGCTGAACTCCACCAGGCACACGGTGGGGTCCTCGTCGTACACGGACACGGTCACATCGCCGTAGCTGTCGATGATCTCGCTTCGCAGCTTGCTCTCCAGCTCCACGATGACCTGGGAGCGGATGGCGCCCCGGGTCTGGCCGGTATTCTTGGTCTTGCTGAACCGGCTGCGCAGGCTCTGGCGGATGGAGGGGATCACGTCGTCCACAATGAGGATGGTGGTCAGCTCCCGCCAGGTGGTGTCCGGCGCGCCGCCGGTGCTGGTGCGGGTGGTGATGCCCCGGACCGGGGATACCACGCCCCCCACCGCCTCCAGGGGCGTCACGCCCCCCTGGACCAGCCTGTCAATCTCGTTGTCGCCGTACTGCTCCGCCGCGCCCCCCAGGCCGGCCAGGGACGTGCCGTTGAGGGGCACCGCCGGGTCTCTGGTGACCGCCAGGGCGGCGGCCACGGCGGCGGCGGCGAACATGCCGGGCAGGACCTGTCCGCCGCTGTCCAGAATGTTGGGGCCCACCAGGACCATGCGCTCGCTGTTGAGTGCCTTGGCCCGCTCCGTCAGCGCGCTCACATCCGCCCCGTCCATGCCCACCACGGCGATCCGCTCCCGCCGTGCGGCGCTGGCGGCCTCCACGCTGCTGCGCAGGGCCTGGTGCGCCGCCAGATCCCCGCTGTCGCACACGATCACCTGCACGTCCTCCACCGTCTGGAGGGCTGCGAAGGCGGCGGCGTAGTCCTCGCCCTCCACCCGGACCGCCACGACAGTGGACGCGCCGCCCAGAAACAGCAGCCGCAGCATGGCGGCCATGCCGGGGGCGCTCTTGGCGTCCTCCCCGAAGGCGCTGATGCCCGCCTCGCAGCTGGTGAGGGTCACGGGTGCGTTGGCGGTGCCGCCGGTGCTTTTGGCGGCCACGCCGATGGTGCGGATAGCCCTGCCGCCCCACACCACGGCGGACGCGTCATAGGAGGAGTAGACCCCCGGGCGCTCATGAATGATGCTCTTCATCCCTTTGTCACAACACCTTTCAGTATAAAGTCAGAAATCAGCGCGCCGTCCTCCTCCGCCAGGGCGGTGAAGAAGGCGCTGCACGAGAGGCTGCCCCGCCGGAGGAACATGGAGGTGTCCTCGTCCCAGCCGGTCTCCTCCCACTTCAGCTCCGTGGGCCGCAGGCCGGAGGGGAGGGAGCCCAGCATGACCCGGTGGAGCGTCTCCAGGGCGCTGTCGCACCCCGCCGCCCCCAGGCCGGGGGGACTGTAGATGTCCAGGGACAGCGTCAGCTCCAGCCGCATCCCGTAGATCTCCCGGCAGGCCAGCGTATCCGGGTCCACCTGCTCCCCCAGGTAGCCGCCCATAGCGCCGCCCCGGCTCTCGCCCATGCGCAGGCCCACCGCCACCACGGGCTCCTCGTAGGACCGGGCCCACCCGGGGGCGTAGGCCGCCCGGGCGGCCGTCCCGGCCTGCTCCAGCGCCTTGGCGATTGCCGCCTTGACCTGTTCCAATCCGCTCACTCCGCCGCCTCCTTCTCCGGCCGCAGGACGGCCCACTGGTAGAACGTCTCGTCCTGCCAGCCCACGGCCCGGGCCTCCTGGACCACCAGGCGCAGCCCTCCCCAGGCCACCCGGTCCCCAGGGGCCAGCTCCTGGTCCCTGGGCCCCAGGTACCGCCACCGCTGGACGCTCACCGCCCCCAGCGGGGTGGCCGTGAGGGGCAGGGCCTCCCGCCGTTTGAGGTCCGGCTGGAGGAAGGCCCGGGTCTCCCGGGGCTCCTGTCCCCGGCGCTTGAGGGTCACGGTCTGCCCGTACTGTCCCATCATCCGCTCCAGCCGCCGCCTCATCCCCGGACCCCCGCGAAGGCGAAGCCGTCGTCCTCCCAGTAGGGGGCCATAAGGAGGGCGCACTGGCGGCGCAGGACGGCGGCGGCCTCGCACGCGCCGCCTCCGGGCCCCAGGCGCAGGGACACGTCCCCGGCCTGCATCTGCTCCACGTCCCCGCCGCCCCGGCAGGTCAGCATCCCCGCCGCCGCCAGCATGGCCGCGGCGCAGCAGAATGCGTCGCCGCAGTCCCCGGCGGTGCAGCCCTCCCGCAGCCGCTGGGCCGTCTGGGCCTCGGCGGCGGTGCACAGGGCCTCCAGCAGCGGGATCTCCTCCTCCCCTGCCTGGGCAATGACGGAGGCCAGACGGAAAACCTTTTCGTGTATCATCCCGCCGCCTCCGCTCAGACCTTCAGCACCTTTCCGGCGTCGGCGTAGAGCTTGGCAAAGCCGGAGATGCTGGTAATGGCGGCCCGCTCCACCTGCCGGTCAATGAGCTTGTCGTACTCCACGGCCACGCCGCCCGCGCTGACCATCTCCAGGGCGTAGCTGCGGTCCAGGCCGATGAGCATGCCTGCGGGCATGGCGCTGGTGCGCAGCAGCGTAGCGCCCAGGGGGGAGGAGAGCACGCCGGTGCCCTGGAAGTTGAGGCCCGTCAGGGGGTTCTGAAATTCGCTCATCTTCAGCATGTCCAGCATCACCGCGTTGGGAGCCAGGATGGTGTTCATGCTGTAGGGATCGAACTGGCTCCAGAAGTCCAGCAGGGCCTCGTAGGTCAGCCGGCCGCCGGCGCCGCCGATGGGCTCCCTGCCCACCTCGAAGATCTCGGCGGGGGTGTCATTTGCGTCGGCGTGCATTATGCACTTGATGGCGTACTCCAGGTGCATCCTGGCGCTAT